TGGCCGCCAACGGGGGCAGCATCGAGGCCGTACAGGCCGCCCGACTGCGGATCGACACCCGCAAGTGGATCGCCGCCAAGTTGCGACCGGGCAGGTGGGGGGAGGTGCAGGCACCCAAGGCGCAGACCGCCGTCACGTTCAAGATCGGACTGCCCCTCATGGACAGGGGTGGGGGTGGAATCACCATCGATGCTACCCCTGCTGTTGAGGCGCTCCCAGACGGGGCAGAGGCGGCCTAATAGCGGATCGCGCACTCCTTTAATGGCATGGCAGACCCCCCTCCGGCCTGCCGTCCAGCGGCGGCATCCGGCCCCCGCCAGCGGCCCATCGAGCGCGACGGGGGGTGGCTTTGGTTCCACCACACATACCTACTCACACGCACTGGTCGACTCCGGTCGTGACCCCCTGCTGGCCACTGAGCTGCAGGCCGGGGGGCTATGTTGGCCGGCTACAAAATTTTTTTGCGGCTGCCCTTTAGGCGGTCGATGTACCCAATCGGTCACTGGGCACCCTCCTCATCGCCCAAAGTCAGGTCGCCTCCCCTGACGGTAGTGACGCGGGATGTCGTAACCCGCACTTACTAGGGGGTTCGCATGATTCCGAAAGAGTTCTCGATCATGGGCTGCACGGTGACTGTCGAGATCCTCAGTGACGAGGAGTGGCAGCACGAGGGGGCGGTCGGGTTGTATGACCCGTCCCGTCACAGCATCAAGCTGTTGAAGTCAAATCAGCAGATGATGGAACACACGTACTTTCATGAGCTGGTGCATTGCATCCTGCATACGATCGGCAGAACAAAGCTGTCTGATGATGAGGAGCTGGTGGACATGGTCGCAGGACTGTTACATCAGTCTGTTAAGACAGCTGTGTATCCGAACAACAAAAAGGGCAAATGAGGCATGGTTAGAAAATTTAGTGATGAGGAGCTGTTGGCTTCTCTTGAGCGCAACCGGTATGTGAGATCTGAGACTGCTCTTGAGCTGGGGATCTCTGTCAGGAACCTGATCATGCATATCGGCAGGCTGAAGGCGGCTGGGGTAAAAATCCCTGACACGTCTTACCCGATCGGGCATCAGACCCGCAGCTTCGAGGACAAGAAGCAGCAGTTCGAGATCAAGGAGCTGCCGGACGACGACGTCTCCGTCGAGGAGCTGGTTCAGATCCGCAAGCGGCAGTTCGCTGCCAAGAAGAGCCATGAAGAGGCGGCCAAGCTCATCCCGGTCAAGATCAAGATTGATGGCGCTGTAGGCCTCCTGCACTTCGGTGACCCGCACGTCGACGACGACGGCACGGACATTGCCGCCTTGGAGCGCCACACCAAGCTGGTGTCGGACACGCCGGGGTTGTTTGCCTGCAACGTGGGCGACACCCTGAACAACTGGACGGGCCGGTTGGCCCGGTTGTACGGCGAGCAGGCTACGTCAGCGGCGCAGGCATGGCGTCTGGCGGAATGGTTCGTCGGACGCTGCGACTGGCTGTACATGATTGGGGGAAACCACGACCTGTGGTCTGGCGCTGGAGACCCGCTGAAGTGGATCGCAAAGCAGCAAAACGCCTTGTACAAATCCTCAGAGGCACGCATAGCCTTGAGGTTTCCAAATGGGCAAGAGGTGCGTGTGAACGCACGCCACGATCATGTCGGCTCCTCGATATGGAACCCAGCCCACGGGCCGATGAAGGCCGCGATCATGGGCACGCGAGATCACCTGTACGTCGCCGGACATAAACACGAGTCGGCGTACTCAGTGCTGAAAGACCCCATCAGCGGGATCACGATGCATGCACTGAAGGTTTCGAGCTACAAGATCTACGACCGTTTCGCAAAGGAGCGCGGGTTCAGGGACAATACGCTCAGTCCTTGTGCGCTGACTGTGATTAACCCATCCCTTCCGAATTCGCACCCAGACCTGATCAAGGTCTTCTGGGAACCGGAGGAAGGCGTCAACTATCTTAACTTCTTGCGGAAGAAGAAATAATGGAACTTCAAGCTGTCTTTAACGTAGTCCTTGGCCTGTCAGCAACAGGCTTGGGATGGTTCGCTAGAGAACTCTGGTCTGCGGTAAGTGGTCTTAAATCGGACATCGCGAAACTGAGGGAAGACATCCCAAGATATTACGTCTCGAAAGATGACTACCGCGAAGACATCCGTGAATTGAAAGGCATGTTAGAAAAGATCTTCGACCGGCTAGAGAACAAGGCAGACAAGTGAGGCAATCATGAGCGAGGCAAGCGAAATTGAAATGTTCAAGGCAAAGGTTCAGGCAGAACTGAATCGCCTTGAAGCTGGCTCTTCTGCAAAAGATGTGGCAGGCAAGGCTATTGGAAAGGATGGCCTGAAATACATAACGGTCATTGTTGTGATCGGAGTTGTATCTAGCCTTGCATTGGACTCCGACAAGATCGCCGCCGTAATGGGACTTCTTGGCGCTTCCCTTACCGCATTGATTTCAATGCTGAATGGGATTGCAGGCGCGAATGAAAAAGAAGAGAAGCCTGAGTTTGGCGTTATCAAAGAGCTGATATCGAAGCTTGATAAGCTGGATCGCAAAGAGATGCCAATGCGTGTTGACGTGGAAGGCGATCATGTGACCGTCACCAAAGGCGAAGATGTAGTGAGGGCAAGCAAATGATGACTCTGATTTCTACGCTGACTTCGTTCTTGGCCGGCGGCCTTCCGAAGTTGCTGGCCATTTTCCAAGATCGTCAGGACAAGAAGCACGAGCTTGCGATGATGAACGCTCAGAAAGAGAAAGAGCTTGCGCTTGTCGAGCGCGGGTATCTTGCTCAGGCAAAGGTCGAGGAGATCAAGCTTGAGCAAGTCTCTCTTCAGACTGCGATGGAAGAGCGCAGTGCGCTTTACCAGCACGACATGGAGATCGGCAAGGGAGCCTCGCAGTGGGTGATCAACCTGCGTGCGAGTGTTCGACCCGTGATTACTTACGGGATGTTCTTGCTGCTTGTGTTCGTTGACATCGCTGGCTTTGTGTACGCATGGCGTATGGGCACTGACTTCCAGATCATGCTCGACTACATGTGGGACGAAGACACCCAGATCATCTGGTCTAGCGTGATTGCATTCTGGTTCGGCACGCAAGCTTTCTCCAAGAAGTAACGATGCACCTCCTCCTTCTGATATGGCTGCTGCCATACTTCGAGGATTCCGACTCTGAGATCTCTGAAGAAGTCTGGAAGGACTGGCAATGAAGATCGGCCCAGCCGCAATTAAAGTCATCAAGCACCACGAGGGCGTAAAGTACAGACCGTACCTATGCCCCGCGCACTTGTGGACTGTCGGCGTTGGCCATCTCTTGTATCCGCAGCAGACTAAGCTTCCGATGCTCAGAACGCCGGAGAACGCCGCAATGATTCTGCGTAAGGAATTTTCCTTACTGCCGGAGGACAATCGTGTCTGGAGTGCTGCTGAAGTGGACGATCTCCTCTCTCAAGACCTTATGCGTTTTGAGCGTGGAGTGGCCCGTCTTTGCCCTAACTCTCTTAGCAATCAAGGACGGTTTGAAAGTCTTGTCTCTTTTGCATTCAATGTAGGATTAGGCAATCTTCAGCGAAGTGGGCTTCGCATGAAGAATAATCGTGGGGACTTTGAGGGGGCCGCTGAAGAGTTCATGAAATGGACTAAAGGCGGTGGTCGCGTGTTACCGGGACTTCTGAAGAGGCGCAGAGACGAACAGGCTTTGTACCTCTCATGTCCAAGCTAGATAAGATCGCAGAGGCGGCCAACGCCGTATCGAACCCTCTCTCCGCCGCGAAGACTACGGTGGAGTCTGCTCGTGGCTTGATGAACGAGACCTATGGTCTTGTTGAAGACGCCCGTGCTATTGCCGCGAAAGAAGCTGCCGTAAGGCAGAAGAAGCGCGACGAAGCAGCGCTGAAGCCGCAGCTCACAAAAGATCGTGTTACGAAAGTCGTTACAACCCGCGAAGTCAATTCGGCTGTAATCGACTACAACACAAAGACAAGCGCCGCGACTGCTGCAATGAAAGCAGCTCTCATCCGCGAGAAGCAGCGCGAAGAAGAGCATGCTATGTACTGGTCTATGTCCCAGTCTGAGCGTGCAGAATACGACCGCGCACGCAAAGAGCAGAATGAGAAGATCAAGCAAGAGCAGCTAAGGATCGTTCGAGAGAAGCGTAAGAAAGACGAAAGGAACGAAGTTATTCTTGCTGTTGTCGTGTCACTGATTATTTTCGTAGGCGGAGTTTACGGGATGCTTGCTTGGTTAGCTTATGCTTCCAACAACCAGCCCTTGAAGCAAGCACTTGGCCTTGGGTAACGCTTTAATAAGGAGGCACTTATGAAAGCCAGCGATGTGAAAAGAGAGGATGGCAAGATTGTTTATAGGGGTTACAAGTTCCCCGGATTCAACAAGCCGATCAATGCTCCTGCTGGAGCCAAAGAGAAGAAGATGGTTCTGGCCAAGAAAGGCGAGGACGTGAAGCTTGTTCGCTTTGGCCTTCGTGGCATGCAGGACTACACGCAGCACGGCAGTGAGAAGCGACGGGATAACTACCGCGCACGCTCTGCCGGCATCCGCGACAAGTCTGGCAACCTGACCAAGGACGACAAGTTCTCAGCGAACTACTGGGCACGAAAAGTACTCTGGTAATGGAAGTCCAGTACTACCCGCCGGGGCCGGCGTGTGAGTCCTTCCATCTGGATGGCTCATTCGTACGCGGCCTTATGGGGCCAGTAGGCTCTGGCAAGTCCACCGCATGCTGCTACGAGATCCTCATCCGCGGCGTGCAACAGCAACCGGGGCCGGACAAGATCCGCCGCTCACGATGGGCTGCGCTGCGTAACACGTATCCTGAACTCAAGTCGACCACGATCAAAACGTGGATGGACTGGATGAAGGATATTGCTGTGATGAAGTGGGACACGCCGATCACCTCAACGATCGCCATCGACAACATCGGTGACGGCACTGGGGTTGAGATCGAAGTTCTCTTCATCGCTATCGACAGACCTGAAGACGTGAACAAGCTTCGGTCGCTCGAACTCACAGGCGCGTGGATCAACGAAGCCTCTGAGATGGACAAGTCAGTCCTCGACATGTGTACGCAGCGTATTGGTCGTTACCCGTCCAAGCGCGTCGGCGGCCCGTCATGGACTGGCGTGATCATGGATACCAACCCACCGGACGATGATTCTTGGTGGTATAAGCTGGCAGAAGAAGACAGGCCGAAGGGCTACAAATTCTTCCGCCAGCCGGGAGGCCTCATGCAGGATCTGGACGAAAAGTCCGATACCCACATGGAGTACATCCCAAACCCAAGAGCGGAGAACATCCAGAACCATAGCCTTGGTTACCAGTACTACCTGAATCAGGTGGCTGGCAAAACCGAAGACTGGATCAAGGTCTTCCTGCTTGGGGATTACGGCACTACGATGGACGGTAAGCCCGTCTATCCGGAGTGGAACGACAAGGATCACTTTAGTAGCAATTCGCTTATGCCGGTCGATGGTATGCCGGTAATCCTGTCGTTTGACTTTGGCTTGACCCCTGCATGTGTGTTCTTGCAGATGTCTCCGAAGGGACAGCTTCTCATCCTTGATGAGCTAGTCTCTGAGGACATGGGCATCCGCCAGTTCTACTCAGAAGTTGTCAGGCCTTTCATTCTTCAGAAGTACTCTCGCCATCGGATCGAGGCTGTGGGTGATCCGGCGGGAAACATTCGCGCACAGACTGACGAGAAGACCTGCATGCAGGAGCTTCTCTCAATGGGACTGATCTGCGAACCAGCGCCGACAAACGAGTTTTTGGCCAGACGCGAAAGCGTGGCCTTTTTTCTTCAGCGTCTCTCTTCCAGTGGGCCGGGGTTTATTCTTGGCCCTGACTGCAAGATGCTGAGAAAAGGATTCAATGGCGGCTATCGGTACGAGCGCATTCGTGCGTCAGGCACAACGAAGTTCAAGGATCGTCCGGTTAAGGACAAGTTTTCTCACGTTCACGACGCCCTGCAATACGGATGTCTGCACATGAGGCACGAGATGAACCCCGTTCGACGCAAACCTATCAGAGAAGCAAGCACAGGCGGTTGGGTATAAAACATGGCACTTAAATCGGTCAAGTTACAAAAAGCGCAAGAGGACTCGGTCATCCTTGAGGAGCCGGTCGTGTTGTCGCTTTCAGCCTACGTCCGTCGTTGCTATGAGGAAGCAAAGACCGCGAAGTCTGACGTGACGGAGCGCTTGCTCCGCGCAGAGCGTCAGCGCCGTGGCGTGTACGATCCTGACAAGCTCGCAATGATCCGCGATACCGGCGGCTCAGATATCTTTATGATGCTCACGGACATCAAGTGCCGTGCTGCTGAGAGCTGGATCAAGGACGTCATGCTTTCGACTGGCGAGAAGTCGTGGAGCCTCAAGCCCACTGCTGAGCCTGAAGTTCCGGATGTCCTGCGTAACGAGATCATCGAGGCCGTCACTATCGAGGCCGATCAGGTTCAGAGCGCCGGCATTGGCGTGAACCCGCAGAGCATCGAGAAGCGCATGGAAGAGATCCATGCGGAAGTGAAGAAGCGCCTGATGGAACATGCCAAGGACGCTTCGATGAAGATGGAGCGCCGCATCCTCGACAAGATGCAGGACGCCAAGTTCGACAGCACGCTCAGCGAGATCATCTACGACTTCGTTACGTTCCCGTGCGCCTTCATCAAAGGCCCGATGATTCGTACGAAGAAGGTCATGAAGTGGGGTTCCAACTGGACGCCCAAGGTCGAGGAGACGATCGTCGAGGACTTCGAGCGCGTCTCGCCCTACGACATCTTCCCCTCGCCGAACGCGACAACCTGCCAAGACGGCTACCTGATCCATCGCCATCAGATGACTCGTGCGGACATCGAAGTGCTGCGTAGTACTCCTTCGTTCGATCAGGGTGCCATTGATGAAGTCCTGCGCCTGTATGGCCGCTCAGGACTTCGCGAGCTGGTGCAGTCAGACACTGAGCGCAACCTGCTCGAAGGTCGCAACAACACGCTGGTCGGTACTGAGCTGATCGAAGGCGTGGAGTTCTGGGGGTCTGTCTCCGGCTACATGCTCCGCGAGTGGGGCATGTCCGATGTTGAAGATCACCGCGAGTATGAAGTCAACGTGTGGATGGTCGGCAGCTATGTGATCAAGTGCGTCAAGAACCCTGACCCGCTTGACCGTCGCCCGTACTCGAAGGCGTCTTGGGAGTCGATCCCCGGAGCGTTCTGGGGTCTGGCCCTGCCTGAAATGATGACCGACATCCAGACTGTGTGTAACGCCGCCGCTCGTGCGCTGGCGAACAACATGGGCATTGCCTCCGGGCCGCAGGTCGAGATCTCTGTCGACCGCCTGCCTGACGGCGAAGACCTGACCAAGATGTACCCGTGGAAGATTTGGCAGACGACGTCAGACAGAACCGGTGGCGGTCAGCCGGCTGTCCGCTTCTACCAGCCCAGCATGAATGCGGATGCATTGCTTGCGGTGTACCAGTACTTCCAGCGCATCGCTGACGAAGTGACTGGCGTGCCGAACTACATCTACGGAAGTGGTCAGGCTTCTGGCGCAGGACGCACTGCGTCTGGCCTTTCGATGCTGATGGAAAATGCCGCGAAGGGAATCAAGCAGGCTATCCTATCGCTCGATGCTGCGACCACTGATGTCATCCATCGCCTGTACGATCACCTGATGATCTACGACGACGACAACTCGATTAAGGGTGACATGCAGATTGTTCCTGCCGGTGTGGTCGGAACTCTGCTCAAGGAGTCTGTCCAGCAGCGCCGGAACGAATTCCTGCAGCTGACATCCAACCCGGTAGACATTCAGATCATGGGGCCAAGTGGACGCGCAATGCTGCTCCGCGAGGCGGCCAAGGCTCTGAACATGGATGTCGACAAGATCATCCCTGACCCTGAGAAGATCATGGAAGCCCAGAAGATGCTGAGCGAGATGGCTGCGCAGCAGCAGCCTGAGCCTGCCCAGCCCGAACAACTCCCACCCCAAGGAATGATGCAATGAGTAAAGCAGGAAATTTCGCCGCAGGTTTGCTTGGCGGCTACGTTGGTTACAAGCAGCAGAAAGAAGCGCAGGAAGAGCGCAAAGCTGACCGCGAGATGATGCAGGCCATCCTTGGAAAGAAGAAGGATGACAGCGCAAACCAGCCTGCTGCTGTCGCCAAGACCGCGATGGCGGAAGGCGCTGCTGCTGCGGATGCAGTCTCCGTCTCTGGCGGGAAAGGCGCTGACGTGCTTGGCAATGTTGGCGTGAAAAACCCTATTGATGATCAAGCACTGGCCAACGGCGGCATGATCGGCGAGATGCCGAAGCAGTACGACCGCTTTGGCTGGCAGCGTCAGTCCTTCAAGAAGGGCACGCCCAGCTTCTAATGGATCAAAGAACTAGAGAGGCGCTGAACCGTCTGAGTGCCGACTCAGACTTTCAGCTTTTCGTTTCGCATCTAACGGGATTGCGCGATGCGCGGCTTGTTGAACTGGAAGACGCTACGGTGGCGCTCCAGTCTCACAAGCTGCAAGGCTACTGCCAAGCATTGCGTGATGTCGTGCAGATGTGTGCTAGGAAACCCTAGCGCACCGGAACCGGAGGAATCCGGATTGTTAGTAACAGCCTGAATACCAGATCGTAGGCAGAGAATACCGATAGGCTCTCTTGCGCGAAGGTTGGCTCATGGAGTGTTAAATGGCTCGCGTTAATAGGAATGCTGAAAAGCAAGCGCAACTTGCAGATGAGATGTACAACAAGGTCTATGGGAACACCGGTACGCCGGCTCCCGAAAACAAAGATCCGCCTCCGCAGGAAACTGCAGAAGCTCCAGTCACGGAACCGGTTACTGATCAAGCCGCTCCCATTGACGAGGCACCAGCCGAAGTCAAAAAGGAAAACGACGAGAATCAGCCCAAGCCCAAGTTCCCTGATGCAGATCCGAACGATAAAAGTTGGGAGCAGCGGTACAAAGTTCTCGCGAACAAGTACTCGGCTGAAGTCCCACGCTATGCGGCTGAGATCCGTTCTCTGAAAGCAGAGATCGCGGAACTCAAGAAGTCTGCAGAAGCAAAGCCGGAACCAGCCAAACAGGTTGACACTCTCGTCAAGCCTGAAGAAGTTGCTGAGTACGGTGAGAAGTTCGTCGACTTCGTGAAGCGTGCAGCCAAAGAGGTTGTGCCTAACGATGTCAGCGAGCTGCGTTCAACGGTCGAGGAGCTTCGCAAGACAAACTCCCAGCTGGAGCGAAAGCGGTTCTTTGAAGAGCTTGTCGGCCTCTCCCCAACATGGGAGTCGCTGAATACGGACAAGGAGTTTCTTGACTGGCTTGGGGAGCTTGATCCCTACACCGGTCAGCAGCGCCAGTCTCTGTTCGACGACGCTTATGCAAAGTTAGACGCTTGGCGTGTCGCCAACTTCTTCAACTCCTATAACGATGGCCTTGAGAAAAAGGAACCTCCTGCGCAAAAGCCTAACCTTGCGGATCAGGTCACGCCTAAGACAACTGGCAAGACCGCACCCCCGCAAGGAAAGAAGCTTTACACGAATGCAGAAGTCGCTCGTTTTTACGACGAACTGCGCCGTGGAAAGATCACACAGGAAGATGCGCGGAGGATTGAGCAAGATATCTTCGCTGCTCAGGCAGAAGGACGCTTTCGATAAGCCCCTGCCCAGTGAAGTCAACTAAAGGAAGTTCAATATGTCTCTCGCAGTAAGTGGTAACTACTATGGTGCCGGTTCGGGCGTTGATGCCTACACTGGCAAGTTCATCCCTGAGATTTGGTCTGGCAAGCTTCAGGTCAAGTTCTATCAGACGACCGTGTTGTCTGATATCACGAACAACGACTGGGAAGGTGAGATCAAGGATCAGGGCGACAAGGTCGAGATCCGCACGGTTCCGTCGATCACTATCAACAACTACCTCAAGGGCCAGACGCTTGCCGCGCAGGTTCCGACGAACGACGTTCTTGAGTTGTTGATCGACAAGGGCAAGTACTTCTCCGTCGTCGTTGATGACGTGGATGACGTGCAGTCGGATCTCAAGCTCATGGACATCTTCACGAACGACGCTGCTCAGCAGATGAAGATTGCCGTGGACACCGACGTGCTTGGCGCGTTGGTTGGCGCTTCGGTCGCGGCCAACGAGGGCGCGACTGCCGGTGCGATCTCTGGCGACATCAACCTCGGCGTGTCGGTCGGTGGCTCGAAGGCTGCCCGTAAGGTCACCTCGACCAACGTGATCGACTACCTGATCGCGATGGGCCAGTGCTTGGACGAGCAGAACGCTCCGGAAGATGGCCGTTGGGTCGTCATCCCGGCGTGGATGGCGTCGAAGATCAAGACGTCCGACCTCAAGGACGCCTCGATCACGAACGACACCATGTCGCCGCTGCGTAATGGCCGCCTTGGCATGATCGATCGTTTCACCCTGTATGTCAGCAACCTGCTCCCGTCGCAGACTGGCATCGCTGGTGAGGGTGCGGACGCCAGCGTTAAGGCGTTCAGCTGCTTCGCTGGCACCCGTGATGCGATCACGTTCGCGTCTCAGATCACGAAGATGGAGTCGCTCCGTAGCACGACTACGTTCGGCAACATCGTCCGTGGCCTGAACGTGTACGGCTACAAGGTCGTGAAGCCGGAGGCTCTCGTCGAGGGCTTCTTCTACAAGGGCTAATCCCTAGTAGGTAACAGGGAGGGTGGTTGGGGATTCCCGGCCACCCTCTCTTCTTGAGGAGGAAGGCATGCTTTTACGAAACAAGCGGACAGGGTTTGTATACTCGTACTCGAAGGTTCTCGCGAACGATCCAGAGTTCGAGTTGTTTGAGGAACAGCCTGTTGCGACTGTTTCGCAAGAGCATACTGAGACGGTGACAGTTCCTGTAAGGAAGAGAAAGTCAAAGAAGTCTGGAGAATCTAATGGCACTAACGCCCAATAGTCTTTTCGATCGTGTACGCGATCTGATTCAGGACGTAGGTAAAGTCCGCTGGACTGACACCGAACTTCTGAACTATCTGAACGATGGCCGGCGCGACCTCGCTGCCGCACGTCCAGATCTCTACGCGGAGACGACGAACCACGCCCTTGTTGCCGGCACACGCCAGACAATTCCGTCAGACGGAACACGGCTGATCGATGCCATCCGAAACGTGACTTCTGCCAACGTGATTGGCCGCGCAGTCAGGATCGTCGAGCGCGAGATTCTGGATGCGCATTCGCCTGACTGGCACACGGAGCCGGCATCAACCTCAATCAAGAACTTCATGTACGACGAGCGCGAGCCGAAGACGTTCTACGTCTACCCGCCTGCCGCCTCTGGTCACAAGATGACCATCGTCTACTCTAAGGCTCCTGCGGAGCTTATCTCTGCCGACCTCGTTTCCTCTTCAGCCCTTGAGAAGGAAGACATCTTCATCAGTGCGCTGGTGGACTATATCGTCTACCGCTGCCTGAGCAAGGATGCTGAGTTCGCCGGCAATGCCCAGCGTGCGGTTATGCACTATCAGGCATTTGCCAACCTAGTCGGCATTGGCAACAAGAAGCGGCTCACGAACTCACCCAACTTGAACAACGTCGGCGGCGCAGTCCCGCGGGTCGCTACAGTGGAGGCTGGAGGTTAAGTCATGGCAACTCTCACCAGCTTCTACCCGTACGTCCTGCCGGACGTCCCCGGCTGCCCTGAGATCTCCGTTGATCTCGCTTTGAAGGCATCGCTTATCGAGTTTTGCGAGAAGTCCCTGATCCTGCAGCGCGACCACGACCCGCTTACAGTTGTTGCGGGTGTTGTGGATTACGACTTCGAGCCGCCCACCGGCAGCCTCGTAGTCAAGATCATGAAGGCTTGGTACAAGACCAAGGAGCTTCAGCCCGTCGCCCCTGATGAGATTGACAGGGCTGAGCTGTACAACCGCACCTTCGTCGGCGCAAGCACGGACGGCGCTGAGCCGCAGTACATCCTGCAGAAGGACGAGCGCACCTTCTCGCTGTTCCCCATCCCGAAAGACACGGTCGCGAACGCCCTGACGATGCGCGTTGCCTACAAGCCGACCAGAACCGCGAACACCGTTGATGACGTCCTGTTCGAGGACTACGCGGAAACGATCGCTCACGGTGCCAAAGCGCGGCTGTTTATGTCACCGGGAAAGACGTACACGAACCCGCAGCTTGCTGTTGCGGCGATGGATCAATTCGGTCGCGGCGTGAATACCGCCCGTCAGCGAGCCGTTCGAGGGCATGTGCGGTCTGACTTGTCCGTCCAGATGCGGAGACTCTAATGGCCTACAGCACTACTATCCCGCTGGTTGAGGGAGACACTCTCCCGATCCTGTACATGAACCTGAAGGACAGCAACGAGGCCGCCGTCGGCCAGACGCTGGACTCGACAAACCCGGCTACGTGGGCACCGATCAATCTGGCTGATGCGACTGTGCGGCTGAAGATCCGCGCTGTTGGCTCCAGCGCGATCAAGGCGACGATCACTGGGTCAGTCACTGACGCAGCCAACGGGCGTGTGGCATTTCAGTGGTCATCCGGTGCGCTCGATACCGCAGGCACTTACGAAGCAGAGGTCGAGGTCACTTACCTCAACGGCACCATCCAGACCGTGTACGACCTTCTGAAGCTGAAGGTCAGAGCTGACTTCTAATGATTCGCGCAATCTTCGAGGTTGCGAGTCCAAGCCCTAGCATCCAGATAGCCGAAGCTGCGGCGGATGTTTCGTACAAGAACGTCCGCGCCCAGAGTGACTGGGTAGCACTTGGGCTAGACCCTGAATATGTAGAGCTGAAGGGACAGCTGAGCTACGTCAACCTTGTTGGCGAGCTGAGGTACATCAACCTTCAGGCCGCGAATGTCTACGCAGATCCGACCCCGCCTGACCGCTGGGTCAACGACATTCAGATCACGGTCGATAGCGTATTCATTACCTTCGAGAAGGTTCCTGCAGACATCGTAACGACGTCTGACAGGCG